GTGTCCTAGGCGTATTAAAAAAACCCCCTCTACGGCTGTTTAAGCGGTTTACACCGCCTTTTGCACTATTACACCTAAAACACAAGCATTGAAGGTTGAAATCGTCATCTGTGCCGTTCATGCTGCGTGGAATGATGTGGTCAACGGTATTGCCTTCACCACCACACGCTTGGCATGTGTACTGATCGCGTTCCAGTATGCGTTGCCTTATCTTGCGCCAACGTGATGTTGAACCATTGTCTTTCAATGCGCTTGCCATTAGTACCACCCATGATCTAAGTGAAACAACAATGCTTTGCACTGTGATCCATAACGCGTGCGATTGTATTTGATTGTTGCGTCTATCTGTCTGTATGGATCAAGGTTGCGATAATGCTGCGACTTCATTTGTCCCAGTCCCCAATGCGATCCATTGTGCGCAATGTATGACCATTGTGATTCCTTAGTAATGATCTTGTTAAAGCATTGAAATTCCTTGTAATTAACTAACCTTGTATGTGCATAAACCTTTAGCTGAACTATTGAATAGGTCGTTGCATTGACAGGGCTTGCACCTATCGTTGCGAACACGCTAGTGATTAACAGCAACAAACGAAGTTTTTTTCTATCTCTTTTTTTCTTTACAAGATAACTGAAAGAAACTTCATTCTTGTCTAAATCCCTAAAATCGGGGTGTTGACTGTATGCGTCCAGCGTACACCCCCCTGTCAATCGTTGAATAACTTCACGCATGGGCTTGGGCGTGTCCCACAGGTTTTGCACCCCTGTGGATAAGCGCTGTGGATAACTATTCATTGTCCGCCCCAGCCTTTACCCTTGAATAAAACACCTGGTGCTGAATAGATTCGGTTCATTGGTTGCCCGCAACACTGTGCGTCTCGTTCCTCATGGATTGACCGATCCACTTCAACACGGATTTGGCACACCTGGCATGCAAATTCATAGATCGGCATTGGGTTGTCCAATCTGTGCAACTGTCATACAACTGCACACTGTGCATTGAATAGTTTCGACATTCGGTGGCAGTAGGTCGGTTATCTTGTGAATCAGTTGCTTTGTTACCTTCCTGCATTTGCGACATTCAAATTGCACTGTGTCCATAATTGGATTTCCTCAAATTCTCAATTGGTTGCAGGTTGATTTGTGTGACCCACCAATTTGGTTGTTTGGAATGACGGTATTTGGGACGTTTTGCAATTGCAATGGGAATCCAACCAGCAATGAAATAGTGTGGGCTTTCCCCAGTGACAAGGATTGCCACGTCGTCGGTTCGATCGTATTCGTGAATAATCAGCTGCCCTGCAACGTACTTAGTCCAGCGCACTTCGAAGTGACTGCCTACGTCTGCCTTGACTTTACCCTTTTGTTCAAACGGTTTAAATTCATAGCCTAAGTATTTGGCAACAACCCATTCGCTGCCAATACTTTGTGCGTCTTGTGCAATGAGGTCGTGTAGTGATTTGTCCGTTGAATAACCACCTGCACGGGTTTGCCAATAATCTTTATTTTCTTTTGCCAAATGGATTGCGGCGTCGTGGCAGATAAATTCCTCTTGCCTAGTAAGTGTCATTTTCACCTGCAAACCGCGCAAAACCAAATGACCTTTTCCCGTTGGTCGTAACCAGTCTGAAAACCAAACGCGTCCCATTTTGTTAGTTTCGAACACTTATCGCATTGTTCGATTTTGTATTCGGCAACAACCTCACCGTTTTGCAGCAGTTTTGCGGTCATGGATTGCGGATAGATTATTTCAACGTAATCGCTCATAACTGTGGCGACCACTTTCCAGAATTGCCGACAACGTACCAATGAGGCTGACACTGTTCGGACTTTTCACGTTGTGGGCAAAAATAACCCGCCCAAACTTTTGCTGCACCTGGTTTGCTTTCACGCCAAATGCGGTGTCCATGATCGCATTTGGGTGCTTCAGGTACTAACTGACCGCCCAATTGTTTTGCAATTTCGTCCACGCTAGAACCAAACGACGGCACACCTGATTGTTCGGCTTCAGCTGCTGTTTTGTAACTAGGCACGTCACCAAATTTGGTTGTCCAGTAATCGTGATCCTTTTCCGCATTTGCAACGGTTGCAGGGGTCTTTTCAATCTGTTCCATGACCTCGCGCACTGTGCGTTCAGCCCCGCCCATGACCAATTGTTGAACCCGCATGATTGCACTGGTCACTGTGTCCTCAACAAACCAACGTTTCATGTTGGGTTGGTAGGCACTAACGAAACCGTAAGCAAAATCTATGCCTGCTGGCAGTAAATCGTCATAGTGTCGAAAGGCTTGCGCCTCAACCAGCACGTAGCCCTTTTCCGCACTGAATTCGACGATCCGTGTTTCAATGCGCCCTGTTTGGTAGGTAGTATTCCAGCGGGTAAGTCTTGCAAGGCTTGCTTCGTATCCGTCCAAGAATCCCATTATTTAACCGCCTTCTTTGTGGCAGCAATGTGACGACTAACTGCACGACCGCGTGTGTATCCCTCGCGCTTGCCGTCTTTGTATCCGCTGGCATAACCAACGGCAGCTGCTAGCACTAACAAAATTGCCAGCAACGTCAAACGACCCAGTGTTGCTGGGTCTAATAGATCAAGTACCATTTGAATTCTCCCGATTCTAGGCGGCAGTATTACCACCTGAACCAAGGGTGAAGCACGATCAACGCGCGGTCAAGTATCCCGCGTGTCTTACGGCGTGTCGTTAAGCAATTTCTCCATTAAGGAATCAAGTCGTGCTTCGATCCTGTTGACCTGATCCTTCAACGACGTGCCACCATTAGGCAGCAATTCCCGCATTATTGCTTTGACCATGAAACGCATAAGCGTAAAGGCAGCAGTCAGTGATGAAAGGACTAACGCACCGACTGCTGCCCATTCGCTTGGTGTCATTGCCCCGTAACGCCAAAACTTTTGTCCCCTGGATTTAACCAGCGCAAAATGACTGGCACGACCGCTGCCACGCCTGCCATTGCAAGGGTTTTTGGATCGGTCACGCCCGCCATGTAAAGGGCTAAGGCTGCTGCCATGAATGAACGCGCCCACGACGCGGCTAAGGCTTTTGCTTTGTCCATTTTTTTGTTTTCTCCTTTGTCGGTTTGTCTCCCGATTTTGGTGTTTCGATTGTTGGAAATTCACCCTGGTAAGGGGCAAATTTAGGGATACCGAACCCAACAATTTCTGTCCCGATCTTTCGAACCTTTACCATGACCATGCCGCCATTGCGTTGGTCGCCTGTCCCGCTGGTATTGCCTTCGATCGTTACGCATTGCTTGTCGTCAATTAAGCCAACAACAATTCCAACGTGTGAAATGCGATCAACGCCGTCATGTGGAAAGTCCATAAACGCTATGTATCCCAATTGTGGCAAAAATGACCAGCGGTTGATCTCCTTGAATTTATGTGCGCCAATTGCAGTCCCAACAACTGAATGGATTTTGACACCTGCCTGTGCTGCACACCAATTCACAAATGAACCACACCAGGGAAGTCCGTCTGCCTTTGTAAATTTGCCGTACTTTGTGAGGTTGTCGCCTTCCTCAATTGTTCCGACTTCAGCTGCTGCGATTTCGATTAGTCGTGCGCTTGTATTGTTAGGAAATGTCACGATAACAATAATTTCGCTTCGTCAGCAGTTATGCCTAGTTTTGTAAGCAATGCTTCTTTTTCTGCATTTGCTTTTGCTACTGCCAACACCGCTAATTCTGCTAGTGCTTGATCGGCTTTCCATTGCTTTACTTCAGCAGCGGTCATGTCGCGTTCTACTGCTTGCCCTGTTTCAGTGTTGTGTTCGTAGATTTTCATTATTTCACTCCGTAAAGTACGTATGTTCCACCAGACCAGTTTGATCCATAAATAAAGTCAATTTGTGTGACTGCTGCGTTAGTGCCTGAATAGTAACCATTCATAGTTGTTTGCGCCCTGGCTGAAGTTGCATCTAAAAATCCAGTTGAAGCATTGACAATTTTTCCCGTTGTGGCATTTGTATAAAATGGAATGTCAAGAACTGTGATGTTTTTGTTGTTTCCGCTGATTGCAGAATCGCCCGAACACAAATTAAATGATGTTTGACTTCCAAGTCCCGAAGCCCTTGCGCTGCCTGTCGTAAAACCACCATTGGAAAATGTGTAGTTTGCACCAGTATCGCCGTTAAGTCTTGCAATTACTGTGTTATTTCCTGATCCATTCCACGCAATGCAATGAAGTTGTAAATGTGTGTAAGCACCGCTAATCGAAGTAAGACTTAGCGTTCCTGAACCTGTTGGAAAACTGCCGCTGGCAATTGAAGTCATTGAACCGCTGGTTGGTGTCGCCCATGCCAAACCAGTTGCGGCAGTTGAATCAGCGGTTAAAACCTGCCCATTTGTTCCTACACCCAAACGTGCGTCCACTGTTGTGAAAGTAAATAAATCGCCCTTAGTTGTCAGTGGTGTCACGTCCGCCGTTGTTGTCCACGCTGGCACACCGCCTGAAACCGCTAAAACTTGACCTGTCGTTCCAATTGGTAAACGTGTGTTTGTGTTTGCGGTTGCCGATCTAAATTCAATGTCACCCAATGTTGTTGACGGGTTCAAGGCTTTCGTTGTCGTGTCA